CACATACCGTCGCACTCGGACATTAAGTCAAAAGAACGCTGTCCTTTTTCTTCTGATGATCTCAAATCGACTTCGTCCAAAGGCACTCTATCCACGTGCAGAAATAATTGGTTCTCTACCGTGTAGACTCCGTCCCTAATTCGTTTGTCTAACTCAATAGCTTTCGCAAACTCTTCGGGTTCTTCGTCGCGGAGGCGTCGCCATTCTTTGTTACTGTGATATGGGCAGAACCAACACGCTGAACGGGGCGGTTTTGGGTAACCATTATCGACCATCCATTTGACGCATTGATCGCGTCTCATATCCATATCAATGAGAGGGAAGCGATGCTCAATCCACGGCTCGCGCGACTCCTTCATGCGTTGAATTTCATCCTTGCTAATACCTATCCACATCATGCACTCGACTTGTTTGGGCTTACGGCCCTTCCAACCGACTATCTCTTTTGCTTTTCTATTGATAGGTCGAATTTTGAAATCAACGGTACACGTTCTCATCAGCATTCCCTTCTTCCCTTCCGAAGACTTCGTAAACAATGGAGGGTTCGAACAACGCTTGCCTGATATTCCTTTTTCTAAATCGACAAGTAGACCGTCCTTCTCCATAACCCGATAAACGGGAAACGGTAGCTCGTTCTCTAGCCAATCAAGGTAATCGTAAACGCTTTGCGGTTCGGCTCCGACGTCGCTGAAAATCGCCGCATCGGGCATTGGTGTGATCTCACCTTTAGCCGCCATTAGAGCCATAGTGGACGACTGAACGCCCGCTCCTAAACTAAGTATATGTTTCATGATTTTGTATGGGTTTGGTCACGGAATGGGCACGGGTGACTAGCCCCGCACTCCATCGCGCAAGATGTTTTGTCTGCTAAATTTTTGAATTGATTGAGGAAGTTAGTGGTGACTTGCGTGACCAGTCTTAAGAAACCGATCGTTTTGAATCCAGCGCGTCTACCAATTCCGCCACACCCGCTCGGTAGATTTACTAAAGAATACAAAGACTTAATAAAATTAGTCATATCAATGTTGGTCACGCAAGTCACGCTGTTTATGCCCGTTTGGTCACGCCGTGGTCACTCAGTTCCAACGCGTCTCTAGCGGCGTGAAGAGACTTAGGAACAACCTTCGCGTATCGGATCGTCGTTTGTATGGCACGGTGTCCAAGGAACTCTTGAATGACCCGTAAGTCGATCCCTTTTTCAACGAGCCGTGTCGCACACGTATGTCTAAGCGAGTGAGGAACGAACTCCTTATCGCCGTCAAGACCGATCAAGCTTTTAACCAAGTCCCATTGATGACGAAACGCATGACGCGTAAACGCAAACAACGGAAGCGAGGAGTCGATCTTATGGTTACGTTGAAGCGCGTCCATTGCCCGTTGCGTGAGCGGTACGGATCGAGACTTACCGTTCTTGGTGTCCCATAAATAGATGACCCGTTCTTCAGCGTTCACATCGCGACCACATAACTTGAACAACTCGCCAGTACGTAGTCCTGTATCGATCAAGACCTCGACGAAGTCAGCCATTTGATCTTGTCTTAGCTCACGAAACTTGGCGATCAAGACTTGTTCTTCATCGTAGCTTAACCAACGCATACGACCTTCGCTTTCTCTCTTCCGTTCGATGACGGGCATACGAGAGATATAACCCCGGCGGTATGCGTGTTTAAGCATCTTTGAAAGCGCGGCTAGGCGTCGGTTAATTGTTCCGTTGGACTTGCCGTCACGCTCCAGTTGGTAGATCAAGTCGTCGATCACGTTCTCGTTGATCTCACGTACGCTTCTACTCGCACCAAGACGTCGGTAGACATCACGTGCTTGTATCCACAACGTGTCTTCAGACTTACATCCCCGCCAATGTCGGTTACGTACTTCTTCGGCGAGATCACGTAAGTTCATCGCGATTGCTCGCGTGTTTTGAGCGACGTCAAGACTGATGTCCTGACCCGTTCGTATCTTTTCTTGAGTAAGACGTAGCCAATGATCCGCCTCGTCATGCGTCTCGAAGGTCGGTCGTAACCGTGCTCCGTTCGGCGTTCGGAGGTCGCATTGAAACCTCTTACCCTTTGCTCGTATTGCACCCATGTCTATCTCCTTTGTTCTACGGGTTATGGTTTAAGATTCTACGTGTCTCGACTCGAACGTATCAATCAGTTTTTGCGACGCTTGGACGAGCTTACGACGGCGATCATTCGGGTCGGTTACCTCGTCGATGATGCCCATGCGTACGCCATCACGTACGGCTCGTCGGGTTGTCTCGCTACTGAACGGAAGCTCACCGAAGATACACGTAATGCAATCGGCGGCTTCTTCTAGGTAATGACGACGAACTAAGATCACGGCAATCAGTCGGTGACATCTCGATATACGTGAGTAGATACTCGGATTTAAATTGATCCGTAAGATGACGTCCAAAGTCGGGACGATCTGATCGCGTTTAAGTTTTGTATCAAACATGGTGTGTATCTCCGAGACGGACTCAATCGAAAATGTTATAGTATAACAACCTTAATTTTTACGGGTGTTATTCCGACGTCGTGCGTTGACCTCGTCAAAAAAGCTTGTGGGCTTCTCGCGTGGTGTGTCGGTTCTGACCGTGTCCACAAGCAACCATGAACCGTCGGGCATCTCCGTGTACACAAAGCGAGCGACTTCGGTGTTCGACCAAAAGTCCTCACAAGCGTCGTTGATTTCTTGACAGGTTGCCATGTCGCCAAACACTTCAAACCAATCAGAAATGTTAGGTGAAGAGTCGGGCATGACACACCCAAACGTTGCGGTACAGACGTCGCTAATCATAAAAGAACCCTACGATCTACGTCGGTTACCCCGGCTTCGGATATATGGTTGTCGTTGGCAGGTTTAAAGTTCTTACGCTCGATATGCCAAATCTCTCCGTTAAGTTCGCGTACCATCTTCGCCTCGTTCTCAAAGCGTAAGTCGTCGATGATGACAGGCCTGTACTCTTCGAACATAGCGTCGGTTAAAGTATGACGCATTGACTTGACCCATATGTCTTGGTCGATAATCTCGCGTCCCCATTCCGTTCCAAGCGTCTGTAAAAGGACACGTCCTGTGACGCCAAGGTGCGTTTCTTCGTTCTTCTTGTCACCGAACACGTACTCGTTTCCTACGAGCGTTCGTAACATCTGCTTGATCGGCGTGGCGAACGACAAAACAACGCCGTTCTCTCCCGCCAGAAACTTTCCGTAGGTCGATTTACCGACGCCTTTAGCTCCTGTAAGTGCGATTAATCTTGGTTGGTCTGTCATCGGTCTCCTTCGTCGTCGAGTTGTTCAAGGTAATCCTCGCAGTAACACGTAGGGTCTTCGTCGTCCTCCCATGCGTGTCCACACTCTTCACAATGAAAAGAATAAGCGATGTAAGGTGTGTCGATGGGAGACGTGCTATGAGGCGTCTTTTTCCATGTATCTAATTTTATCATAAGTATTGAATTGTTGTTTTGTTGAGGTCACAAGCCACTCGTAAAAGTATTGCCACGATCCGTCGGCGAACACGTAAATCAATTCGCCTTTGGAGTTGCGTTCTACTTTTGGTTGTACGTTGCGACGATAATTAAGTAAGGCAGGGTCGATCACTTCTTATTATTGAGAACGTCGTTACAGAACGGACAAGGCGACCCATCAAGCGGACAGGAATAACCCGCGTCGCTCGGACACGTGTCGTAATAACCGTAATAACCAACGTCGGTTAAAGAACGTGTACAGGATGTCGTACAAGTCAGCGTTAATAATAGTAGTAGTAATTTATTCATCGTTATTTTCTAAGAAGTGTTCGATCTCTGCCCGACTCATGACGTCCACGTAAATAGGCGTTCCTTTGCCGTAGAAGGCGTTGAAGGTATTGAACTGAAGCCACTCCATTGCTTCCTCTTGCGTCCATCCCTCCTTCTTCTCCAGTTCCTTGACCATCTTCTTACCGTCGTAGACGACGCGGTGATGACCGCCTTTGTAATTAAGACCGATTATGGCGTCGTCAAAACCGTCGGCAAATAGCGTTTGATCGTCGTTCATCGGTCGCCTTTCTCCCAGTATAAAAAGCCGAAGCCGAGTAGTAAGATCATCGCAAGACAGAATATTGTTGTTAAGTCCATGTTAGTTATTGGTTGTTAGTTGTTACTTCGTCGTTAAGGATCGCAGTTATACGATCGGTTTTCTCCGCTACTAACGCTTCCAATCGCGTCATCGCCGTTACATTGTTAGCGATGCGTTTCCGTATGCGTTTGTAGTGATAGATTAAAGCGTCGAGTTGAGCGTCGCTTAAAGCGTGTGGCTTAATCATTGTCGTCGATAGTTATGTAAGATAGCTCTCCGTCGTCGACCTTGTCGTCCATAAGCTCACGCACTAACACGTAAGTTGAGTACCAAGAATCGGTTTCGTCGAGGTGACCGCCCATCTCGCTGTGTAGAATGTAATCCATGACGGCGAGGCAAGCGTCTTTAGTTGGTATAGTTATTTCTTTCATTGTCGTTTTATTGGTTGTTGGTTAAATATTCAACTGATTCTATCTTGATCTTTACCAAGCGTTGAGTGGATACAGTAGCGTTATCGCCAATTCCACGTTGTAAAGGCACACCCTTGATTAAATCCTTAGCCTTCATATTCATCGCCACTTCAATTAAAAAGATACTTGGATAGAAAAACTTTAAGCGTCGTTCATCTTCTTCAAACATTGCGTATAACGTGTCAGCATCTTTTCCGTCATTAGTGTAATCTGTTATCTCATTCATAGTTCGATGCAAGTACGTGTTAATTGCTCTTCGGCGGTTCGGTTATTGTGACAGTCAAAATCATCAAGCCAATGAACGATAACGTCCTTACCATTGGCAGGATAACGTTTGAAATGAGCCAACAAATCGTCAAGACCGTTAAAGGTCGGCGTCCAATGCGTCTTGCCGTTGATCTTATCAATCGTTAAAGCCATAAACTTTACAGGTTTTTGACCGACGATGTAGAACGGCACATAGTCTTGATAGTTCGTTCTCCAATAACCTGTTGAATCGTACTCGCCAGAGTAGATCGCACACCGCCACGTATACTCGTCTGTGTCGTCGCCATCGGCGTCGGGTATCGGACTACCGACAAAGTTGACGTCAAAGCCGTCGATGTGATCCCAATGATCGTAAGGATCGCTTTCCCATTGTCCGTCCTTGGCGTTCGTCTTTACACTTTCAATATGTTTCTTAGCTAACTCAGTAGCTTGTTCTAATATGTCTTTGGTTAATTTCATAGTTTCGTTTTTATTGGTTGGTTGGTTGTCGGAGTCGGCAGAGCCTCCAGCTCGTGGACTCGCTTTTGTTAAATCGATGTCTTCAATCTCCGTCAACATTAAAATATCAAGCGGGTTAAAGACGATCGGTTTAGTTGGTTTAGTATTCATAATTGATACGAACACGTATTGCACTTGCCGTGCCAATCTTAATCGTCGGTTAAAATCGGTTAAAAAATGAACACGTACGAGAACACGTAAGATCAAGGTGTATAAAAAATTTACACCAGATCGATTCAATGGACAAAATTTATACAGGTGAGCAAAAAGCGATCAAAAAATGATTGGATTATAAACTGGCATGGTTAATGCAAAGTATGGTTCGACAAATAAATTATTATTAATCAATCAACCAAAACAATAAATGAATAATAAACAAGAATGCATAAAGCTTTCAACGCGAGGTATCAAAAAAGCATGAAAAACGAAATCAACAAACAAGCTGAA